CAACACCTGACCCAACACCAACGCAGACCCCAACGCCAAGCATAACTGCCGCACCAACTTCTACCCCAACGAATACTCCTACAAATACAATGACCCCAACGCCAAGCATAACTGCCGCACTAACTTCTACTCCAACAACTACTCCCACAAAAACCCCTACAAATACCCCGACAAATACAGGAACTTTAACCCCAACTCCTACGCCATCCGCAGCAGCTTTTGATTCGGATGCTGCGATTTACTTAAATGCTATATTATTATCAGGAGCAACGGGTATTACTGCCACGGTGAGTGGTGCGACCAATACGCTCTTTACCACGCTTAAATCTGGCGGTGTTTATAACAAACTTGGTGTAATGTATCCATTCTTGGGAGGTGTTGCTAACTCAACTGCTATAAATGGCTTAAATCCTGCAACCTTCTTTATTCAGTGGTTCGGTGGTCTCACTCACAATATGTCGGGGGTAACCGGAAATGGAACAAATGGCTATGGTAATACTACATTCAAACATAACTCTTTACCAGTAAATGATATACACTTCTCCTTATTCCAAAATACAGCAAATACTAACTCCAGGTCAGATGAAACACAAATTGGAATTGTTGGTGGTGGAGGAGCACAAATTCTTTTAGAAAGCAGAAGACCTGCTGGTGGCGGATTATTTAATAGTGTTTTCCAACTTGGGACATCATCAAATATTGCGGCATCAACCGGAGGCACTACGGCAGCTACTTATATTGCGACAAGAAGCGGAACCACTACAACTACGGCATTCAAAAATGATGTGGTATTTGGCACCAATACATCTACTTACACAAATGCCGCAACTGCACAGGATGTGTTCTTACTTGCTATGAATATTAGTCCATTCACTCCAGGGGTTCCTTATGGTGATAGTTTTTCTAATAACCGAATTGCTTTTACCACTATTGGAAGTGGATTAACTCGCAGCGAAGTAACGTGCTTAAACAACGCAATAGTTGCATTCAACACGACATTAGGTCGCGTATTTTAATTTAGTAGAAGGACATAAAGTATTTATAGTTAATGGTATATTTTACAAACAATAGTATTAATCAGGTTTGGTTGGGCATCAACGAGTGGAGCTCGTTGGCTGACCCAACCTACCTATGGAAGCTTGAAAACTCACAGGGAAGGGATAGCGTATATTTTATACCCGAGGATATTACCCACACAATTAACGACCCTTATGCCGCCAAATATAAGGTTTTTCAATTTGGGACTTTGGCTGGCGTTCCGCAAAATTTAATTGCTACTGGCGGCACAGATTGTAATATTCATCTCACTAACGAAAACCAATATTGGCTAACCATTTGGGAGCAACCATTTGGTAGTGGGAACTTAAACCCACAAAATACTACAAATTTAGTGTTCAACGAGCTTGCGTTTATTGCCCGTGGTCAAGAACAATTGACTTATACCGGAAACACTTTGTTGGATATTCCAAATGTAATTTACTACTCACAAAGCATTCTTACACCCACAACTACAAAAACCCCTACGCCAACACCAATACCACCAACAGCAAGCAACACCCCGAGCTTAACCCCAACTAATACTCCGACTCCCTCAATTACCGTCAGTCCAACTACCACGCCGAGTAATACACCAACTCACACGCCTACGGCAACCAACACGCAAACTCCGACGGCAACTTTGACAGCGACTCCGACACCAACGCCATTTCAAAATTTCTGTATTGACGCAGGATTTGATTTCCGAACTGAAGGGGTATTAATCTCCACAGGTAATACAATTTATGTTTATGGCGGAATGGAGTTTTACGACAACAACTCCGTAAATCAAGTTGTTCGTCTAAATCAAACATCAGGATTATTGGATAATAATTTTAGACCCGCATTTCCCCTATCCATCGTTTATGCTTTGGCAGAAGCCTCAAACGGAGACCTATACGCCGCAGGGGACTTCACAACTTACGATGGTCAGACTAGAGGTAGGATTGTGAAAATAACCAATTCCGGCCAAGAGGTTCTTACATTCAATTCAGGAACTGGTTTTAATAGCACTATTTATTCTTTAGTTTTAGATGAGTTAAACAATGCCCTTTATGTTGGCGGTGCATTTGATGATTATAATGGAACCACTCAAAGAAGATTAGTTAAACTTGATGCTACGACGGGGGCTCTTGATACTAATTTTATCACAACATTTGGAACTGCAGGATTTGTGCTTGCTATGCTTTTAGATGGGCTTGGTGGGTTATATGCTGTTGGAAGTTTCACTCAATACAATAGCGCTACAAATAACCGAATTATAAAGTTAGACGCTTCAACGGGTGCAAAAGATACTACTTTTGTAAATACTACTGGTGCTAATTCTTCTGTTTATAAAATATTCACAGATGGCGTAGATTTATTTGTGGTTGGAGCATTTACAACTATGATGGGTGTTTCTCAAAATAGAGTTTCTAAAATAAGTCCATTAGGTGTTGTTAATGCAAGTTATGCGGGAACCGGCGCGAATGGCTCGGTTACGGCGTCAGCATTTGATAGTTCTAATCGTTTGATTATTGCAATGTCCCAAACTCAAACTTGGCAAGGCACTGCAGTCAATGGTCTCGCTCGTCTTAACACTGACGGAACTTTAGACACAACATTCTTAACTAATAATGGAACGGCATTTTTATTGGGTTATTCCCATTTGGCTAATGCACAAAACGAACCTATTGCGATAGATGCTGCAGGAAATATCTATATCACGGGTGAATTTGGTGCTTTTGATGGAGTAGCACTTAACAGGTTTGTAAAATTAAATAATGCGGGATTACTGAAAACTACTAATGATTGTGGCTACCCACTAATTTCACCAACTCCAACGAATAGTCCAACGGCCTCTATTACCCCGTCAAACACTGAAACCCCAACACAGACACCAACAAACACAAGCACCCCAACTAACACGCCAACCAATACATCAACACCAACGACTACGCCATCAGCAACTACGACTGCGACCCCAACTAATACGGCAACTAATACGCCCACAACTTCACAAACTCCGACCATTAGCCCATCAAGACCTGCATGTGTGTCCATCACAATGACCCAAATTGGTTCGCCAGCGACTATTGTGGGAACAAGATGTAATGGGACTAGTTTTACTTTTACTAATCCTGGACCAGGCTTTACTACGACATTGTGTGTTGCCAATTCAGTATCTGGACCAGTAATATTCCCAATAGACCCCGATGAGTGGGTTTTAGTTAATAACGGCCCTTGCAGTTAAAAATAAAAAACTCACCTTTGAATAAATTAGCAAGAGGATTATACTTATAGAATATGGAAGATTTTATCAAACCCGAAGGTTCGCAGAAAAACACTAATCTACATTTTAATTCCTTCAACATAGACCAACGCATCTACAGAATAGATGTTCGCGAAAATGTTGAGGTGAATTTAAAGACCAAACCTTGGGTGCAGTGGGGTAATATCAATAATGACTACCCCCAATTTTTACTTCAACTAAAAACCGCCTCGCCGGTATATTCAGCTTGCTTATCTTCTTTGGTGGAGATGTCCTACGGCGATGGCGTTGAGATTGAAGGAATGGGCAATGTGATGGTAAATAGGTTTGAGACCATTAGCGAGCTTTACTACAAATTGGTTTATGACTTTTGGACATTTGGGGGCTTTAGCACCGAGGCTATTCCAACGAGGGATAAGACAGCTTTTGAGAGCATTTACCATTTGCCATTCCAAAATATTCGCATCGGCAAAAAAGAGGATGACGAGCACGAGAGCGAAATTGATTGGTATTACTACAGCGAGGATTGGGGTAGCAGGGTTTATCGCAACCAAAGAATTATTAAGATGCACGGAATTAACCTTTCACGCAACGAAGGTCGGCAACTCTACTATTGGAAAAATTATGTTCCAAGCGAAAACAACTACTACCCCCTAACAACCTATCAGTCTGGCATCAACGCTATTGTTTTGGAGGCTGAGATTTTTGACTTTCACAAACGCAATTTGGCTATGAATTTAATGCCTTCGTTGTCGGTCGCCCTGGTAGGCGACCCGACACCCGAAGAAAAGGAAGAAATCTACCAAAGTTTGATTCAGTCCTATTCGGGAAAAAACGGACATAAGCTTATGTTATCCTTTTCTTCAAGTCCCGAGGAACGCCCCATTATTGAGCCCATCAATAACAACGGCAATGACAGCTACTATACCGAAGTGCTATCTATGGCAATACAAAGCATTTTAAGCTCGTTTCAGGTGAGTTCGCCGCTTTTACTTGGCATCCACTCATTCAGCTCAAATCCGTTCTCACAGAACGCAGATGAAATTATGGTAGCCACAAAGCATATGATGGAATTTGTTGTGAAGCCAAAGATTAAGAAATTCAACCAAGGGTTAGAAAATCTATTGTCGCTGAAATACAACAGACCCATTAAAATTATAAACAAGTTCAAAACACCAGAATTGTTATGATGGTATATTACATAGACGAATCTTATGTTCGCGATAACTTACCGGTGGATTATTCCCTTTTATCAGGGAATATCCAACCGGCCTTGAATCAGGCTCAACTAATTCAGTGCAGGGATTTGATGGGGGATAAGCTCTATAATTTTATGGACGACCTTATTACAACTGGCGATATCAACGACCCCCAATACGAAAAATACAAATACCTTCTAGACACCTACCTACAGAATATTGCCCTATATTGGACTGCAGCATATTTGACTACAAATCTGTTGGCAAAATATGCTAACAGGGGAATCCAATTAGAAAACTCCGAGTTCTCAAATCCTGCTGACTTATCAACTTGGAGAACCCTAAAGAATGAAATGATGGATTTGGCAAGTTATTACAGCGAGCGCTGTAGGGACTGGCTTTGGTTCAACCAACAATTCTTTCCACAATATCAATACTTCTCTGTTGATGGTCAGCAGCCAGCTTCATCAAAAAACCAGTTTAGAGGTGGGGGTCTTGTTTTAGGGCAAGGACGTCGTTTCTCCTATAATAATATGTGTTGGTATTGATGAGGGGTAGAAACTCTCTTAAACGGCTTAAAAACGACCTCTAATGAACGAATACCTTCCTATCTATAACCGAGGTGAAAGTTTGACTGGTTATCAGTCGCGATGTGCGTCTGGTCGTTTGCTTCGCGAAAATGTTTTGAGTTTAGCTGTTCGGCTACAGATTTGTCGAGAGCATGCACAGCAGATGCGGGGAGGTTTAAACTAACCATTTGAAAGTTAGAAACAAACGCTGTAAGCTTCGTTGGGGTATAGAATAACCTCGTGCTCCACTTTTCATTTTGCCACAATTGAGCTTCCCAATATACAGCCTCGCTAGGCTCAAGGTAGTTCCAACAAAGGACATGCACATAGTCCCCCTTT